GATACAGAGTTCTGTTACTTGCTTGAACATGAGCTTTATCACATTGGAGTGATGAGAGACGAGGACGGAGAAATTGTTTATAGCGATAGTTCTGGTCTTCCTAAGCACTATCTTGCAGGTCATGACGTTGAAGAGTTTATTGGCGTAGTTAAACGTTATGGACCAAGCAAAAATGTTAAGCGACTTATTGAAGTCGCAAAAAATCCGCCGTTTGTTTCGAATCTTGATATTTCAAAATGCTGCGGAAACTGTGTAATCAATTGAGCCAAATGGCTCTTTTTTTTGCCCATTTTGTTATACGTAGTTATACGATGAGGAAGTTATGGCGACACTAAAAGAGCCTGTGAAAATCTTTATAGTTCAGTCTCTTGCTTGTCGTGATACACCTCAAGAAGTGGCTGAACTCGTAAAACAAGAATTTGGCGTTGATATAGATCGTGTTCAAGTTGCAACTTATGACCCTACAAAGGTTGCTGGTAAGAACTTAAGCAAAAAGTATGTCGAACTATTTGAAAAAACCAGAGATGAGTTTGATAAAGGCTTAATTGATATTCCTATTGCCAATAAGTACTACCGATTGAAGCAATACCAAAGACAACTTGAGAAGACTAGAAACGTCAAAACAGCCTTAAAAATTCTTGAGCAAGCCGCTAAAGACATTGGTGGTCAATTTACTAACCGCCAAGAAATTACAGGCAAAGACGGCGGTCCAGTCCAAACAGTTAATTCAGAAATTCCAGTTCCAATGGAAGATTACTTAAAAGCGCGGAGGGAAGTCTTAGATGAGTACTGATGCGGCTCGGGATAAAGCCATCCGGATCGAGGCGCAAGAAGATTTATATTTCTTCACAAGGTACATGTTTAAGGAGCGCCGTGGTTATAAATGGATGCAGAACTGGCACCACTTAGAAATCTGTGAAGCTTTGATGAAAGTTTATCGCGGAGAGATAAAGCGGTTAATTATTAACGTTCCACCACGATATTCTAAAACTGAAATTGCTGTAATTAATTTTATGGCTTGGTGTTTCGGAAAGAAGCCTGACTGTGAGTTTATTCATATCAGTTACTCGGCAATGCTTGCCGCAAATAACGCCTTCCAGATTCGAACACTCGTACAAGAGGAGGCGTATAAAAAGGTCTTTCCTGATCTCACATTGCGTGATGATAGTAAGGCTAAAGACTTCTGGAGGACTTCTCAAGGCGGTGTCTGCTATGCGACTGGTACAGGCGGTACGATTACTGGTTTTGGTGCGGGTAAACTTCGTGATGGGTTTGGTGGATGCATCATTATCGATGACCCACACAAAGCGCATGAAGCTTCTTCTAAAACAATTCGAGAAGGGGTAATTGATTGGTTCCAAAACACCCTTGAGTCGCGTACTAACTCACCAGATACACCGATTATCGTCATCATGCAGCGTTTGCATGAGGATGATTTAGCAGGTTGGTTGTTAGGCGATAGAAAAGACGGCGTTCCTGTAGCTGGTGGAAATGGTGAAGTGTGGGAGCATCTATGTCTTTCAGCTATTCAGGAAGACGGATCCGCACTATGGCCAGCAAAACACAATATCCAAAAGTTAAGGCAAATGGAGCAAGCTGCGCCGTATGTTTTTGCCGGACAATATCGTCAAATGCCATCACCGCCAGCAGGCGGTTTTTTTAAGCCCGACAATATTCAAATTGTTGATGCTTTGCCTGCGGATGTATTGAAACAAGTTAGGGCTTGGGATTTTGGGGCTACCGAAAATGAGGGCGACTTTACAGTAGGTGTGCGAGAAGCTCTAGGCGCAGATGGTTTTACTTACATTGTCGATGTAACTAGAGGACAGCTTGGACCTGACAATGTGAATAAGCGCTTAGAACAAACAGCAAAAATAGATGGGAAAAAAGTTTCTGTGCGTCTACCACAAGACCCCGGTCAAGCTGGTAAATCGCAAGCTAGTTCATTTGTGAAGCTTCTTGCTGGTTATAACGTGATAGCCAAACCAATTTCAGGTGACAAGCTCACACGGGCACAACCATTTGCGGCTCAAGTTAACGTAGGAAATGTACGTATGCTCAAAGGTGAATGGAACAAGGACTTTATTGATGAGCTTCGTCATTTTCCTAACGGTACACATGATGACCAAGTGGATGCAGCCTCAGATGCATTTAATGAATTACATGAAGGTTTTGAAGCCTTTTTTGCTGATATGGGATTTGCTCGATGAGTGATGTAACTTTTCAACATGCTGAATATGTTAAGAACTTGCCATACTGGCAAAAACTTGATGATGTTTGTGAAGGTGAAGATGCAGTTAAGGCTAAAGGTGAAAAATATTTGCCGATGCCAAATGCTCATGATCAATCACCTGCAAATAAAAGTGCTTATGAGGCTTATCGTACTCGGGCAGTCTTTTATGAAGTAACGGGGACTACATCTAATAGTTTAGTTGGTGCAGCTTTTGCAACCGATCCAAGTTTTAAATTTCCTCCGGAACTTGCTCATTTAGAACGTAATGCAAATGGTGCTGGTCTTAGTACTTATCAATTGGCTCAAAATGGTATTCGCCATTTATTAAAGCATTATCGTTGTGCTTTATATGTAGATTACCCGGATGTATTACCAGCTCGTAATCTAGCGGAATTTAAAGCACAAAAAGCCTATCCGATGATTCATTTGCTCAATGCCCTTGATGTAGTGAATTGGGATTCAGTAATGATCGATAACCAGAAAAAGCTTTGCTTAGTGGTTATACGTGAATTTAAGTCTGAACGAGGTGCTGATGGCTTTAGTAAAACTGAAGTAGAGCAATATCGTGTACTTCGTTTAGAGCAAGAGGGTAATGGAGAATATATTTATTCCGTTCAGGTGTACACAAAGGGTGAAAAGGGTAACTGGGTTGGCGGAGATAAGAAGTTTCCAACAGATTACAACGGGAATTTCTGGACCTATATACCTTTTACATTTGTAGGTGCAATTGATAATTCAGAAGAGATTAAAAAGCCTCCATTACTTCCTTTGGCTAATCTCAATTTAGCCCATTACAGAGACAGTGCGGACTTTCAAGAGTCCGTTTTTTATATGGGGCAACCTCAATATTATGCGAAGGGTGTTAATTGGGAGTGGTATGACCAAGCCAAGAAACGTGGCATCTACATTGGAGCGAAAGTACTTTTGCCTTTACCTGAAAATGGTGGTTTAGGAATTGTACAAGCCGACCCTAATACTCTTGCCCGGGAAGCGATGAAAGATAAGTGGGAAAAAATGAAGGAGATGGGGGCGCGTTTAATTGAGAAGGGCTCGGGAAGTAAAAAGACCGCTACCGAAGCGAATAGTGATGACGCCGTTCAGCATTCAGTTCTTTCGCTCTGTGTCGTTAATATGAATGAAGCCTTGTCAGCAGCATTACGATGGGCAGCAAAGTTTGTAACGCCTAATGTGGATGTTCTAACTAAAGATGATTTGATGTTCGAAATCAGTCAAGAATTTAACAAACAGGGTTATTTAGCTGAGTTAGCTCGACAGTTATTTGAAGCAGCTCTACAAGGCCGATCTTCATTTAAATCATGGTGGGAATACAACCAAACAGGTATGTTCCCTAAACAAAAATATGAAGAAGAGCTTCAGAATGTTGAAGCAGAGCAAGATGGGACTTTAAATCAAAAGGTAGAGTGAGATGGCAACAGATATCAAAAAACTATTTGAAGCACTCACTCAGCACCAGGCCTATCTTTATCGTGCTTCATCAAAAACGGTAAATGAGTTATTGGCTTTATTCAATGATGATACGAGCAAGATGCTATCTAAGCTTCGGGATTTATTGGATGAGCTTAATGAGTCGGAGAAAGTTGCTTTAGCTGGTGGTAAATATACAACTTCAAATTTAAGGGAAATTAGGGATTTGATTGCCCAATGGTTTGCCAGTGTTAATTTAGCATTACCTGAAGCTTTTGCCGTTTCTGCTACGGCGCTGGCTGTTTATGAGGCCAATTACGTAGCTAAGCTCTATGGAGCAAAAATTAATAAGCCTGATGGGGAAAAACTATTCTTATCCGCTAAAAAAGTTCCGTTGGCAGGTGGCGCTCTTGTCGATGATCTGCTTTCAAGAATTGCTGAAAGTGCCCGTCAAAAGGTTGAGTATGCAATTCGAGATGGTATTAATTCAGGCAAAACTAACCAAGAAATTGTTCAGCGTATTCGAGGGAGCAAACGGCTTAACTATGAAGATGGGATCTTAAATGGTACCAAAACTGATATTGAGCGAACGGTAAGAACTGTGCGAAGTCATGTAGCTAATCAAGCCTATCTAAATAGCTTCAACCAAATTGGCTTTGAATATGTCCGATTTGTTAGTGTTTTAGATGGACGAACTTCTAAGCTTTGCGCTTCATTAGATGGTTCAGTTTGGGAAATAAACGATCCGACAAAGCGGGTACCGCCGTTGCATCCTAACTGTCGCAGTATCTTGGTACCAGTCGAGAAGGACGGTCAACTTGTTGGCGAACGGCCATTTGTCATGGACGAACGTCGAGTTAAAGACATCCCGAAAGAAGAGCGAAGCCAGTTAATAGGGCAGTTAGATGCCAATACCACTTTTAAAGAGTTCTTCAAAAAGACAGATGATTTCTTTCAAAAAGAATGGCTAGGGCCAAAGAGGTACAAGCTTTATAAAGAAGGAAAGTTTGATTTTGAAAAGTTCTTTGATCCTGAAGGGCGACTTTACACATTGGACCAACTTAGAAAGTTGGATGAGCTAAATTTTCAAGAACTAGGATTATAAATAAGAGTATTTTAATATCTAATACCTGAATGTTTTTACTTTAGTGAACTATTATGGTTAAGGATATTAAACGATCAATTAGAGATAAATATAAAAGAAGAGAGACAGGTCTGAGGATTGTACTTGAAGATTTTATTATTCATGCAAATGATCGAATTGATGAAAGTAGAGCAGGTGTTGCTAGGAATAGTAATGACATTAAATTATATATTCAAAAGTGTCAGGAACTATTGGATGTCTTGCCTGAAATTAAGGAGCCAGAATTTAATTTTAACCTTTCATTAGATGATTTTTATCAAACTTTGGAAGTTCCTAAAATTGTAATTGAAAACGATTCAAATGAGTTAAGTGAAGAGCTGTTTAAGGAGTTCGAAGAACAAAATCGAGATTTTTTTGATCAAACTGAAATAAATAAATGATTATTTAATTTTTAAAAAGCGCCCTTTAAGGCGCTTTTTTTATGCCTGCCGAATGCGGATGCAGACGGTGTAACCGGGCGGATGCCCATTTTTGTATATAGGTTGGATGACCAATGAAACTTAAAACAGTAACAATCGACGGTAAAGTTTATGCGGAAGTAGACGGAGATAAGCCGATCTATATTCATGATGACGGCAAAGAAATGCCACATGATGCGCCACACTCGGTAGCAACAATTGCACGCTTAAACAATGAAGCTAAAACACATCGTGAAGCCAAAGAAGCAGCCGAAAAAGCATTAAAAGCTTTTGAAGGAATTGAAGACCCAGCGGCAGCTAAAAAGGCATTACAAACAATCCAAAATCTCGACGATAAAAAGCTGGTGGATGCCGGTGAAGTTGAGAAAGTGAAAGCTGAAGCTATCAAGGCAGTTGAAGAAAAATATGCTCCGATTGTTGAGCAACGTGATGCTCTTGAGGCCTCATTGCATAAAGAGCTTATCGGCGGTGGTTTTGCTCGTTCTAAGTACATTCAAGACAACATTGCAGTACCTGTGGACATGGTTCAGGCAACATTTGGCCATCACTTCAAAATCGAAGAGGGCAAGGTGGTTGCATATGATCCGAACGGCGAAAAGATTTATTCGCGTGTCCGCCCGGGTGAACTTGCAAATGTTGATGAAGCTTTAGAGTCATTGGTTGGTGGATACCAGCATAAAGACTTAATTCTTAAAGGTGGTAAAGGAACTGGTGGCGGTTTTCAAGGTGGGGGCAAAGGTAGAGCGCCTGCAGGAATGAAACGCAGTGAAATGTCTGTTTCTCAGAAAGCAGAATACATCAAAGAACATGGCAATGATGCCTTCCTAAAACTACCGAACTAATCATTATATATTTGGAGATAAGTAGTTATGACTACGACAGTTAATTCCGACATGATCATCTACAACCAACTGGCCCAAACAGCGTATTTAGAACGATTACAAGACAATTTGAATGTCTTTAATGAAGCTTCCAATGGTGCGATTATTTATCGTAATGAAATCATTCAAGGTGACTTCAATAAAAATGCATTCTACAAAGTTGGTGGTAGCATTAAACATCGCGATGTGAACTCCAATGCAAAAGTCACTCCGGAAAAAATCGGTGCAGGTGAGTCTGTAGGTGTAAAAATTCCATATAAATATGGCCCTTATGCATCTACTGAAGAGGCATTTAAGCGCCGTGCTCGTACACCAGAAGAATTTGCTATGGTTGTTGGTTACGATCTTGCAGATGCATTGGTTGCAGGCCGATTAGAGTACAGTTTAGCTTCTTTAAAAGCTGCTATTTCTAGCAATCCAGACATGGTTGCAAAAGGTAGTATCGTTGTTGATGGCCGCAAAGCATTAACTCGTGGTATGCGAAAGTTTGGTGATAAGTTTGGCCGCATTGGCTTATGGGTGATGAACTCAGATACCTATTTCGATATTGTCGATGATGCAATCACTAAGCAAATTTATGGTGAATCTGAAATCGTTATCTATGGAGGTTTACCGGGAACCTTAGGAAAGCCGGTCTTGGTGACGGATGCTGTAGGTGATAACGATGCTTTTGGCTTGCAGTATGGTGCTGTAACTGTAACTGAATCACAAGTACCGGGCTTCCGAGCTTATGACATCAATGATGAAGAAAACTTGGCAATCGGTATGCGTGCTGAAGGTGCATTTAACCTAGATATTCTTGGTTATAGCTGGGATACATCGAAAGGTGAAAATCCTGATCTTACATTACTTGGTTCAAGTGCTAACTGGATTAAATATGCAACCAGCAACAAAATGACAGCAGGTACCTTACTTGATTTATCAGGTACAGCGACAACTGGTTAAAACCTAAAAATTAAAACCTAAGGGGGCTAATAAGCCCTCTTTTTATTATTAAGAGAAAAGCGCCATGAAGATTATCTATACACGCATTGCAGCAGCTGCTGCATTAGAGACGGGCATTATTGCTAACCCTGACTATTATGAAAACCCAAATTTGAAAGCAAAAGAGGTAATTATTTACGGTAATTATCCAAAGATTCAAAAGGATTATGAATCTTTGGAAGTTCCAGTTGAAGTTCGTAAGTTGGAAGAGCCACAAAAAACGACTTTGGCCACTGTAAATGTCGCAGTGGGAATTACCCCTGAACTTCAAGCTGTGTTTGATGATGCAAAAGCTGAATGTGAAAAGGTAGTTGAAGAAAACACTCAGCTTAAGCAGAAAATTGCCATCTTAGAGCAGGCCGGTGGTAACCAGTCAGAGTTGTTATCTGAGAATTCACGATTAAAAGATGCAGCAGTCTTAGCAGATAAAGCTCTCAAAGATGCTGAAGCCCAAGTTATCGGTATTAAAGCTGAATTTGAAGCTTTTAAAAACGATATTTCTGCAATGCAAACACGTATCGCTGAATTGGATGCTGGAAAATCGGCAGAAAACCCAGCTACAGAAACGGCAGCTAATGATTTTGAAAACTGGTCAAATGATCAATTAAAAGAGTATTTAGCTAGTAAAAATATTGGTTACAAGCCGTCTGCAACAAAAGCAGAACTTCTTAAATTAATCCCTAAGGAATAATGCAATGAGCTTTATTACTGTAGATGACGCAAATTCAATTTTGGGCAGCGATTTTGCACCAGACAGTGATAAAGCTCGTCTGGTTAAACTGGCAAATGTCTGGATGAAAAACAGAATAGGATTTGTACCAGATCCAATTGATCCACTTCTTAAGGATGCAGCTTGTGAAATTATCAAAGGCATTCTGGCCAAGGTAATTTATAACGGCAAAGACCAGCAGTTGAAGCGTAAGAAAGTTAAAGCTGATTCAGTCGAATCTGAAAAAGAGTATCAAGAAGGTACTGAAGCGATTTCTAGCTTTGAACAGATAGCAATTGATTATATTGATTCGCTTGATTTGAAAGATCCTAATGCAAGTTTTAATAGCTTCGGCATTCCACTTTACAGGGCATAAATAATGGGCTTACGTGACGAAATTCAGGCAGATATTGCTGAAGCATTTAATGAAGATTTAGCAGATGCCGTTCATACCTTTACATGTGAACGGATTTCAAAAACGAATTGGGATCCTAAAACTGAAACGTATGTTGAAGTTAAAGAAAACTATTCTGGGCGTGGCGTTCTGTTTGGCTCATACAGTCAATATGAGATTCAGACGCTTGGAGTCTTGGCCACAGATAAAAAGGCTACCGTTCTTCAAAACGAAGTAACTATGACTCCAAAAATTGATGATGAATGGTTAACAGCCTTAGGCTCATTCCGAGTTATCCATATTCAACAAGATCCAGCCAGTACAATCTGGAAATGTCAGTTGAGGAAGGTTTAAATACTTGGTCTAATAACCTTCTAAAATAGGGGGATATATGGCTCAAGATGATTTAAAAGTAAAAATAAGAAGGATTTGGAAATGGACTTTAATTGGCATAATTATTTTCTTAGTTGTTTCATTCTTTCTTAAGAGTTCATATCCAATCACACATCATAAATTTAACTTTGCTGATGCATATGATGTTTTAAAGGATACTTTAACACTTGCAGCAGCATTTCTAGCTCCAGTTGCAGCTTTTGTATTATTTGATGATTGGAGAACTTCTCATAGACTAAAAAATAATGAAACTGAAGTAATAGAAATTTTAAAAAAAGTAAAAAATATTCCCTTTAGGGCGAAAGATCTAGCTAAGGATTTAGAAAGTTTTTATGAAAACAATCTTACTAAACAAGAAATAGAAGATTATGAAAACAAAGCATTTGCAATTTCAGCCGAAATTTTAGCAGAGCTAGGAAATATTAATTTCTCTAAGAAAAACTTTGTAAATATTAAGTTTCACGATAAATGCTTAAATTTATATAGTGAGACTTATAAGTTACTCACAAATATTATTATGCTTTGTGATGCATGGACCTGTTTAGATTTATGCAAAAAAGATGCTAGTAGGCATGACCAACTTCCGAGTTTGATTGCTCGTGAAGATGTTAGCAGTGCAATTTTTTTTCAATCTGCTAGAAAATTTCTAGGATTATTTGATGATAATTTAAAAGAAATTGATAACTTGGCAGATGAACATAGAATTAGGTAAACAATAAAAAGCCCACATAAGTGGGTTTTTTTATGGGTGCAATTAAGGAGTTTAAATGATTAATACCGATTATGTGCCCGAATGGTATATCTCACCGTTTCAACATGTCAAATATGCACTTGCTAGAAATCAAATACATATGGATTTGTTATTTGAAGATATGGGCAAAGCTGATCAATTTTTAGATATGGGGGCGGATGCTCAGGTTAGTTCTTATTCAGATGGTGCATATGCAATTGTCCAAATTGGAGATACAGCGGATAAGAACCAAATACAAGTTTATGGATTGCTTTTACATGAAGCTGTTCATATCTGGCAAATAGTAAAACGGAGAATGGGTGAGCGAGAGCCTAGTGTGGAATTTGAAGCTTATTCAATTCAGGCAATCGCTCAAGACCTATTTGAAATGTTCGAAGCTAGTGAGGTAAATCATGGGATGGAAGGGGAAAAAGCCGACTAGTTTTAGTCTTGATGTGTCTAAAGCAGCAGAAGACCATGTAAAGAATATTGTCATGGATACCGTGCAATCCTTAGTTAATTTAAGTCCTGTTGATACTGGAGCATACCGTGCTTCACATATTGTTTCGGTTGGATCTGCTGATTTCGGCGTGCGTGAACCTGAAACAAACCCAATTCAAGATGCAGCTATTCAAGCTGTAAAAATTAAATTGGGTAATTTGGTCTATATTCAGAACAATAAAGCTTATGCACCCCGTTTAGAAAACGGTTGGTCTGATCAAGCGCCACAAGGTATTTATGGCCTCACGTTTAATTTTATTTCTCAAAAGTACGGTGGCTAAAATGGCAATGACTTTAGAGCAGACTAGGCAAGCTATTATTGATCGCATGCAAAGCTTTAGGGGTATTGCTCAAGAACGGATTCAGTATCCAAATGCACCTGACTTTACTGTTCCAACAAAAGGTGTATGGTGCCGTTTAACGATTGCAGGTGGCCCGAGTTTTACCTCAGGCATTGCAGATAAACCATGTACTCGCCGTACCGGTAATATCATGATTCAATGCTTTGATCGACTTCATGTGGGAGAAAAAGCTTTAACGGTTCTTGGCGATGCTTTACTGGCACATTTTGAATATTTCACAATCGAACACTTAGAATGTTTGAATGGTCAATCTATTTATGCGGGTAAAGATGCTGATTTCATTCAGTATAATGTGAGCATTGGGTACAAGGTGAATTGATATGTCATGTATGCTGACTTTAGAAGAAATCGAAATTAAACGGCAAGAACTGGAACGGCATCTTGAAGATGTTATGTCTGTTGAGTTGAGCAAATGGCAATCTGAAAACAAGCTATGTGTTTCTGATGTGAATATACGCTTGGCTAATGTTGTTAGTCTCGGAGGGCCTAAACATAACGTTGTTACTGGAGTAAGTGTCGATTTAGATAATGAGCTTTGAGTTCAAGAAAAAGCTACAGCAAGGCGATTATTTTTAATGACCTCAGCATATTATCATTTGAGATTACATTCTGTTACAGTAATAGAAATTTATAACAAATGGTAAAACATGAAAAAATCAACTTTAGGCTGGGGTGCCGCAGGATTAGTAGCTTTAGGGATTTTTGGTTCAGGCAATGATAACTCTCCAAAACAAACTTCAGATTCAGAAAATGCACAGAGTGCAGTAGAGGAAGTTATCGAATCAAAATATATCAACACTAATTCTTTAAATATTAGAGATAAACCAAACGGTCACGTAGTAGGCAAGTTAGGACGTGGAGAAAAAGTTGATATTTATGAGACGAGAGGAAACTGGGCACGTATTTCCTTAAATTCCTCATCACCTCAGTGGTTATCAACAAAGCTATTATGTGAAACGGATGGTTGCTTTAAACAAAAGTCTCGATCAACCACGTCAAATAATTATCAGGCCTTAAAATCTCATCCTCATCATTCTGAAAGAAAACAGAAGAAAACCTACTACGATAGTGATTGTTCATGTGCTGTGGTGGATTATTGCGTGGGTCCTAGAGGTGGGCACTACTGTATTACGAGTGGAGGAAACAAGAGATATAAACCTAGATATTAACTAATTTGAATTATGAGACCTCCATTTTGAGAGGAATTTTATGTCTTATTTACTACCACCTCATCGGTGGTTTTTTTATGTCTATAGGAATCACTTATGAGCAATCATGTTTTTAAGCGTGGTGACACATTCAACTTAAATCTGCAGCTAGTTGATATGGATGATGCACTGCAATATCCAGCCAATGATGTACGTCGAGCGATCGATTTAACGAGATATACCTTTACTTCGCAAGTTAAAACTCTCGATGGAACCGCCGTAGCAACGTTGACTTGTGCAGCGTTAAGTCAAAGCACTCAGAAAGGCTGGCTCAATATTAAATCAGGAACAAGTACTGCTACATGGCCTTTAGGCTTGTGTCAGATGGATATCAAAGCCGTCGTGGGTGGTGTGACTCAACATACCGAGACTCTGACTTTTCAGGTAATTGACGGGGTAACTGCATAATGGCAAATCTAGTCTTTAAATATTCTTGGGATCATCGGCCTTATCCCTATAACTCAGCTCAAGGTAAGCGGCAATTTATGCTGCCTTTTGCTTCGGGTATTCCAAATTTGACACCTGATTGGACACAGGTTCAAGGTGCTGGTACTGCTGCTACAGGCACTTTAACGACTTCAACGACTGATGGTAACATTGGTAGAGTAATGAGAGTGGGGGATTTTGGTATTGGAGCCAAAAGCGGTATTCAATTTAGTAATCCTACAGAACAGGTCCCTATGCCGAATGAATGTGGCTTCTATACTGTTGGAACGAATACAGCAACGTTGAGAGCCGGGTCATGGATGGTTTCAGGCTTTTCTCAAAATGCTATGGGCGGTTTAGGTATTGTGCCATCAAGTGGCGAAGCATATATTGCCTCATACCATAACGCTACAAACGTTTTTAATCTATTCACGATTAGAACAACAAAAAATACTACTGTTGATGCCAACGGTTTTATCAAGGCAGCTTCACCAATTGTAAAGCTCTTTGCCAACTCAATTGAACTGAATGAGGATGCCAAAGATCAGGAAATCACATTTGAAAAGTTGGGTACAGGCGATTACTTGATTAAAGGATCATTAGGCTTTGCTCAGGAAGGTTGGTATATCGAAATTCCTAAAGATGCCAATGGTAATACAGTCGTGGCAGTGCTCTATGAAACATTAGAGAACGGTGATCTTTCAATTAAAACCTACAAGCGAAAGTTTGACTTTGATATTGCTGCAGTCGTGGCTGACCTGGACAATCCGCTTGATATTCCTACTGGGCGTTGGATTGACATCCGTCTGCATGAAGAGCCTGTGCCGGAACCTGAAGAGCCTTTGAGTGAAACACCAGTTGAGTTCCAGCCTACTAACTTATCTCAGGCAGTAGCTGCAGCAATGATTGGTGTGGAACCGCCAGAAATCTCCGACACAGATGCAACACTTTAAAAACCCGCAAATTTAGCGGGTTTTTTTACGCCCATTTTTTATAACTTCCCGCTGATGAAGCGGGTTTTTTATGCCTAAATTTTGGAGAACTATAAATGAGTTCAGGCGCAAAAATTCGATTATATGCTTGTGAAGAAGCAGTTTTAGGAACGACCCCGGCAAATCCAGTTTGGTACACCGTTCGCCGTGTCAGTGATGGTTTATCTGAAAACGTCTCAACTGAAGAAAGCAGTGAAGTGGTGGATTCACGCTACCGTCAAGGCGGTGTGGTCACAGAAGCTGAAGTAGCTGGTCAGTTAGAGTTTGAATTGTCACTTGGTACCTTTGATTTATTCTTAAGTGCTTTAGCTTTCAATAACTGGGCAGCAAACAGCTTAACCATTGGTGGTACCGTACGTAAGTCATTAACGCTGGTTAAAGTTTTTGAAGATATTGGGCAGGTGTTTATCTACCGTGGTGTGCAGGTAAATACCGGTGAAATCACCATTCAAACAACTGGGAAAATCACAGGTAACTTTGGACTTGTTGGTAGCTCATTTACCCGTCAGCAAGTCAATCCTGTCACTAATCCTATAGCGGCTTCAACCCGTCCATTGGTCAGTATGCCAAACGTGGAAAACTTGCTTATTAATGGTCAATCAATTCAAGGTAAAGCGTGCATGCAATCGCTTACGCTTTCAATTAATAACAACCTTGAAGCAATCCGTTGTATCGGCTCAGGCAAATACACACCAGAGTTCTACATTGAAAAGATGATGGATATCGAAGCAAATGCTTCCTTCATGTTCTCGGCAACTGCGGCAGGGTGGATTGATGCCATTAAAACCCGAGATGTATTTACATTGACTTTCGATATTAAAGACAGCAAAGGCAGTAAATACTCGTTTAACTTCCCTCAATTAGAAGTGATGGAAGCCAATCACCCGGATGGTGGTGGTGATGACATCATTACTGTAGACATCAACTTTGCTCAAGTTCGTACAGCTCCAACGATTGTACGTGCTCTTGTGTAATCAGCTTAATCAGTAACAAAGCCTATGGAATCCCATGGGCTTTTTTATTTCAAAAATTTCAGAGGTTGCTATGGCTTTAAAAGTCGGAATTATTAAAAGCTCAGATGTTGCTCAGTGGTGCACTTTTGAAACTGAAGGTGGACATGCAGAGTTTAAAATCCGGGGAATTGGTTATAAGCCCTTTCAAGTTGCACTAGAGAAGGCAGGAAACCAAATCACATCCAAAGGCTATGATGTGATGGTAAAAGATGAAAATGCCAAGCTATATCATGAATTATTACTGGATGCATGTGCTGCTCACCTGATTGAAGATTGGAAGGGGATAGTTTTTTCAGAAGTTGTAGACGGTCAGCCAGTTGAATCGGAAAAACCATATACCCCTGAGAATGCCTCAAAACTTCTCAATCAAGGTGACATTGGTATTTCAATCTGGTTATTCATTAAAGAGCAGGCCCAGAAGATTCAGGAAGAAGCCGACAAGGACAAGGCTTTAATTCTGGGAAAGTCATCGAGCTCTACAAATACCAAAAAACGTATGCGTCGAAAACGCCGCACGAAATCGAACAAATCAAGTTCTTAGGTGGCCACATTCCGGATCCGCCAGAATATTCTTATGCGGCTGAATCCATTCTTTCGGCATTTAGCACTATATGCAGATCCAGACGGTACGAGCAGAGCATCCCGTTATCATTAGACCAGCATGCAATCAATGTCTATGCTGAGCATAATGATTTGCCTGTGGCTGCTCATATTTTTAATGACTGTATTTTTGCTTTGGATAACCTGTTTCTGGATGAAGCGTTTAAAAAGATTTCTTCCAAAAGCAAAGGTAAGTGACCAAATTGGGTATTGCCAGGGGCTGAAAAGCCCAATTTGATCAAAACGTCAAACAATTAAGCAGTTGCTCTTAAACGCGACTCAAAATAACGCAGTCGATGTTACAAAATACTTGATCTGGATTGACAGAAAATTACCTTTAAGGTATTGCGCGTGATTATCAAATGATGAATAATCACCTTACCGTCAATATTTGACGGTTCAGCATTCTTTTACTCTTTTGAGAACCTTGGTGTTTGCTTGTATGTGTTTAACATTAACTGAAGCTAAACAAAAACTTAGAGCATTTGCTAGAGATACTAGCAAAATCAAGTTAACTGCACATGCAAAAGAAAGAATGAAAGAACGCTGTATCTCTATGAAGCAAATTATTTGCTGTTTTGAGCATGGAGACATCACTGAGGGACCATATTTGGATGCTCGTGGAACTTGTAAAGCAAATGTTTCTGTTCGTACTGCTGGTGAATATATTACCGCTACAGTTGCATTTAAAGAGACCACGAACGGTGACCTTTCAGTCGTAGTTACTACATTTTAAGAGTAGGCTAAATTATGTATCACTATGAAGAATGTGGCTTAAGTAATATTTGGCTACAGAATGGTTTTACTATTGAAAATGATGAGGAATTTGGCGAATTGGTATCAATCCAATCTGTCCATGAACTCCATAATGCCATAGGCCTATATTTAATAACTCATAAGCCAGAACTCAATGGTGAAGAAATAAGATTTCTTCGTAAAGAGCTAAATTTATCGCAAAAAAATCTTGCGGGGCTTTTACGTGTTGGCGAATCTAGTATTCGACACTGGGAAGCTGGTCGTTCGTTAATTGGAAAACCAACAGATTTATTACTCCGTGCTTTATATCAAGAGCACGTACAAGGTGATGGTGAATTAAGACAGTTAATTGAAAATCTTAATCATCAAGAAAGAACATTAGTTCCAAGTGAAATTAGTTTTTCATATGGAAATAACCATTCATGGCATCAAACCAATTGTGAAATAGCTTAGTTAGTTTTATTTGATAGAAACCACCTTCGGGTGGTTTTTTAATGGCTGACTATTTATGTTATTAATATAAGAAAAAGAGGATTTGAGGTCCAAACATGGGAAAAAATGAGAAGACAGCAATTGCGATCGTAATCTTTGTGGTTATTTTCTTAGTAGCAATAAGAGATCGACATACTTTAGATAATACAAATGATAATGTTCAGCAGCCAAATGTAAGTAATACAAGTAAATAAACCACCTTCGGGTGGTTTTCCTTTATGTGACATTTAATGATCAGTTTGCTAAATTACCCTCAAATATGAGGGTATTTTTATGAAAAAGATTATTTTATTAGGTTTAATATTAGGTTTAGCAGGGTGTATGTCTACTGCTAATTTTTTTGAAGTGCAAGCCACCTCTGTTCAGAATAGCGGTTATTGGACCGGACAATATGATCGATTAGTAGGAACATTAAAGTTAAATTCCGATGGAACTGGTGTTATTTGTCAGGATGGAATGGGAACAGCGAGAGTAATGTCTGTTAAAAAATCAAATGATAAACTCTATTCACAGGATGGCAGCTTCTGGAAAGTGCAAAATGAAACACTCAACTCTATGACATTAAGTTATGCAATTGGTGGTGGTTATGAAATGAAAAAAGATGATGATTTATCTTTGGCAACACCAGCATGTAAAGAAAAATTGAAATAATTCAAAATGATTTGTTAAAAACCTGAATTAGATCAGGTTTTTTTATTTTTGATTAATGACCGCCTTTTATGGCGGTTTTTTATTGCCTAGAGGAAAAGTAAGATGGCACAAGAATCCCGTTTGGTCATTGTTATTGATTCGCAAAATGCTGAACGTAATGCGCGTAATCTAGGCAATGAACTGGAAAGCATTGAACGTAAAGGTGAGTTTGCATCTAAGTCTATGGACAGCTTGTCTGTAGCCACCAGAGCTTTAGCTGGACACATGGCTGGTTTATTAACAGTAGGTTCAGCCATTTCAAAGATGGATACATATACTGGATTACAAAATCGCCTTAAGTTAGTCACTAACAATCAAGTTGAACTAAATAAAGCAACGGAAGACACTTTCCGAATTGCTCAAAAAACCTATTCAGCTTGGGATTCTGTGTTACAGGTTTACCAACGTTTTAGTGATAATGCTAAAACCTTAAATCTCACTATGGATGACACTGCTCGACTAACTGAAACAGTATCAAAAGCAGTTGCGATCAGTGGTGCAAGCGCAGAAGCTGCTGATGCAGCTTTAGTCCAATTTGGGCAGGCTTTAGCAAGCGGCACATTACGTGGTGAAGAGCTTAACTCGGTAATGGAGCAAACCCCAGCACTAGCAAAGGCTATTGCTAAAGGTATGGGTATTACTGTAGGTGAATTACGTTCAGTAGCTGCTGAAGGAAAAATCACTTCACAGGAAATCGTTAAAGCACTTAAAAATGTCCAAGATGAAGTTGATACTCTTTTTGCTAAAACTGACATTACAATTGGTCAATCATTAACTTTACTTAATAATGAAATTACTAAATTTGTAGGAGAGGCTGGTAAAGGAAGCGGGGCAGCACAGGCTTTATCAGGATCGATTCAGTTATTAGCAAATAATTTGAATTTAATTGCAGACAGTGCATTTGCCATTGGTATTGGCTTAATGACAAAAGCTGTTTTAACAAAAACGGTTGCTGTACAAGCGAGTATTGCTGCGTCAACCAAACAAGTGTTTGCCACAATTGCTGAACGTAATGCAAATATTGCAGCAGCAAAAGCTGAAGTGGAATCTGCGCTTGCCGAAGCACAAAGTACGCAGGTGACACTAACGAACATCAAAGCTACTCATGCTCAGATCATGGCAGAAATAGAACTCGAAAAAGTTCGTTTAAAAGCCCAAATCACTGAACAAGGTCGCACGGCTACCATCACACGAATGGCTCAGCTAGGACGATTACAAGCTCAAGTTGCGTTGGAGGTTGCTGCCGCAGAAACAGCTCAATCAGCATCATCTGCAAGATTATCAGCAGCCTTAACAGCGCAATCTGTTGCTACTAGCCGTTTAGCTTTAGCAAAGTCAGCGCTTATGGCGATTTTTAGCCCAATGGGTTTAGCAATTGCAGCAACAGCCGCATCTTTCTATCTACTAAGCAGCAGTTCGGATGAAGTCAAAGAGTCTCTTGCAACACAATCTGACTCGGTTAGTGATTTAACAGATAAGTACATAAAGTTAAATACTGTGCAAGCATTAACAGAGGGTGTGCGGTTACGCAAAGAGATTGAGCAGCAAAATGATGCAATTGATGATGCTAGTGGAGCTATCAAACGTTTTGCTTATATCCAAAAGGAATTATTTAAATTATCTGGCAGTGATTATGAAGATTATCAAAATGCCATTAAGTCTATTGCTACAGGTGCAAGCGATGCAGGTGATCTCTTAAAAAAGATGATTTCATCTGGTCGTTTTAGTCAGACTCAAATTGATAAACTTATTGAGTTCTCTAGTGCAGTAGCAGAATCAAAAAATAAGATTGAGCAGGGTAATACTGCTCTAAAACTCTTAAATGCTACTTCTGGACAACATGTTGAGGTAACGGCCAAATCAATTAAGCAATTAACAATTCAAACAAACTTAACAAAAGTAGCTACTCAAAATTTCACTGACATGAAAACACAAATGCTTGATTCACTAAGAGCACAAGTGGAATTCATTCGGTTAAATGGTGGTAGTGAAGAACAAGTTAAATCGTTGAGTAAGGTAATTCAGGCATATTCTTTAAATCAAATTTCAGCAACTGATGCTGTGAGTAAGTTCAACAGTACCGCCAAAGTTCCGGTTGATAACATTAAGAAATTGCAAGAATATGCCATTAAAACGGATCAGTCTAAAATTGCGTTAAATCAGGCTAATGCTGAGCTGAAGAAACAAAACGACTTGCGTAATGAGTACCTAAAACAACATCAAACTGTACTTGGTGCTCAACAAGGAGAAACAAATGAATTAAATAACCAAGTCGCTGCACAAGAAAAGCTTAATAAATTACGAGACAATGCCAACAAAGATAATCTGAAAAATGATTTTCTTATAAAAAACACTAAGGCATTTGGTGGTGGCGAAAAGGGTCTTGATAAGGCGCGTGCGGCATCAGAGTTTTATACCGACAATAAAATTCCGATGACTAGAAGTTTAACTGGTCAGGAATATGCAATTTTTGAGGCTTGGTATAAGAAGCAGAAGGAAGTCAAGGACTTACAAGAAAGTATTACCGAATCTAGCAGAAAGCAAACAAAAGAGGTTGAAAAACAAACCAAAGAGTCTGCCAAACAAGCTGTTCTACTTGCGGGGAATAATGAGCGAGTGAGAAATATGCTTCGGGTTTACCAATCCTTCCGTAATGCAGGCTTAGGCGATAAACAAGCTCGTGTAATGACAGCTCAAGTTGGACGAGAGACTGATTTTAGAAATGAGGCAATGTTTGGTAGTCACAAAGATGCCAATAATGGTTATACCAACACAGGATTTTTATCATGGCAAAAAAGTCGCTCAACTAAATTAATGCAGTCTTTACAAGGGCAAGGAGTCTTGGATAAAAACGGTAAAATCCAGCAAACTCAAGATGCATTGGATGCAATGGCTAAACATGCTGTGCAAGAGGCGATGACCGATAAAAGTTATAGTAAATCTAAAGCAGCTCTTCTTAATGACGATTTAGACTATCGAAGTTTAGAGAGAATCGTTGCCAAAAATTTTGTTGGCTGGGACTATGACGGGAAAAAGCTTGGCAAAGCTAAAGCTTCACAGCATTTAGCCAAACAAGACTCTTACTATAATCAGCTTAGTAAAATTTTAGGGGATAACCCCGAAGCAGCCTCAAAAGCAATCGGCGATCTTTCAAAGTTTGAAGATGAAGCATATAAGGCACGTGCTAAAACTCTTGAGGAAGTTAAGCAGCTACAGGCAACATATGACTCAGAAACAGTTGCTAGAAGCAAAAAACGTGAGGAGGAAATCAACAAAGCAACCATTTTAGGTCAATCAAATTTAATCCCAAAAATTAATGAGCGTTATGATGCTGAAGACAAGTTAGCTCAGAAGCAATTTGATTTTGAAGTAAATGGTTATAAGTGGACTGAAGAACAAAAGCTTGATTACACATATGAAACTAATTCTTTGCGATTAGTTGCTGAAGGCAAACTCTCTGAAGATCAAAGAAAGGTTGCTTTAGATGGCCTGAAATTGCAAAAGCAGCAAGAGTTAGGATTACTAAAACTTGCTCAAGAGCAACGTTTGTTTCAGGCTGAGCAATTCATGCTGGGAGAAATGGAGCGTATCAAAAAACGTTATGCTCTTGAGTATGATGAAATATCAAAAATCACCGATCTTGAAGAGCGTAGAAGGAGGATGAGTGCATTTCAGGCTGATTTTATTCGTAATGGTGTGGGGAATCCAACAATTGATCAGTATGATACCTCTAGTCAGTTTCTTAAATCGACAAACTACACCAAGCCCAAGCAAACCAATATGCAAGTATTGGATGAAGATTACGCTCAAACTTATCAAAAGTTGAAAGATAATCTTGCGGCTGTTTTGGAGTCTGAAAAAGCTAGTTATCAGGAACGATTGGAGGCGGAGCGCGTATTCAAAGAAGCAAGACAGCAAATGGATAATGAGTACCACCTGAAGGCGATTGATGCAAGAAAAGCAGATCACGACAGTCAATTGCAGTTATACAGTCAGATGATTTCGTCTGCTTCAAGCACATGGGGAGGTTTAACTCAAATTGTTAAGGATGCGCGTGGTGAAAATTCACGCTCTTTTAAGGCAATGTTTATAGCTCAACAATCCTTTGCTATTGCTTCTGCGATTATCTCTGCTCATTTGGCAGCTACACAAGTAGCTGCTGATGCAACGATCCCTTTTTTTGGGGCAAAAATTGCGGCTTCAACCGCCATGCTTGCTATGGGATATGCAAATGCTGGTTTGATTGCCGGGCAAACAATAGCTGGATTCTCAGATGGTGGTTACACTGGATCTGGTGGAAAATATGAACCTGCAGGTATTGTCCACAAAGGCGAGGTGGTCTGGTCCCAAGAAGATATTCGCCGTTGGGGTGGTGTTGGGTTAGTTGAAAATATGCGTAAGAGTGCAAACCCTGAAGCATTTATCAATAATCATGCACAGAACAATACTTCAATAGAGAATGTTTTTAACCGTTCTCTTTTGAGTTCAAAAGCATTTAATGACAACAAGTCGATTTCAAACATATCTAACCTTTCTAATTCAAAAGTTCTAAATAGTAATGTTTCAAACAGTACCGTGCAGAATGCTGAGAAAGAATTGCTGAAAGAAGTTTCTATCTTCAAAGACAATGGTTTTGCAGATGGAGGATATACAGGCAAAGGTAAGAAATATGAGATTGCTGGTGCCGTGCATAAAGGAGAAATTGTTTGGTCCCAAGATGATATTAAAAAATGGGGTGGTGTTGATAAAGTTGAACAGATGAGAAGGGCGACAAGTCCAGAATCATTTGTTTCTAACTATGCTCAAAACCATACCACTTTTGAGAGTATCTTGAATCGGGCCAATCAGAGCTCTAGGATTTTTAACCAGAGCAAAGAAATCTCGAACATCTTTAATAAATCTGTTCAAGATGATCAGATTATTTATAAGGGCAATGGCAACGTGCCTACTTCAGCAACTTCTGATCTATACCACGATGGCAAGGTCTACTTCTCATCCAATGGTTTAGTTCAGGATCGTTCAAATCTGGATGATGTTCAGGATTTTACTTTAGGACGTACTTCACGCCCTCAAGCTGAGATTATGCCTTCAATTGAACCTTCTACACCGACAATCAATTTCAAAATTGAAGTGATTAATCAGGTGAGTGGAGCGACAGTTGAAGCTGAACAACTGGATGAGCAAACAGTCCGGATCATTGTTACAGATGAACTGGATAAGCAGCTTCCAAGAAAGGTACCGAAACTTGTAAGTGACCAAATCGCAAATCCAAACTCAACCATTAGTCGGTCTTTGACTGAGAATACGACAGCAAGACGGAATCGTTAATCAATAAAACCACCTTTCGGGGTGGTTTTGTTTATTCAATAATTCTTATTGTAAAATAAATTATTGAAAAGTCTTAGATTTAATCATAGACTTAATTTTAAGACTTTAATGAAACATTCTATACC